TTTCTTCTTTATTTTCAACAACATCTTCATTTGTTGCAGTAATATCATTTTCAATGTCTGTACCGTCAATCAATGCATTTATGTTATTTTCTGAATCGTATTTTTCAATTTTTGCAATAAGTTTTTCTTTACCAGTATTTCCTACAGCAATACCTTTTTCCTTTGCGATTTCCTTTAATTCGTCTAAAGAAAGTTCACTATAATTCATTTTGATTCTCCTTTAACTTGAATTTTATTGTATTCCATATATTAATTGCGATATCCAAATCTTCTGATTTGTAAAATAAATAATAACGAGATTCACTACTGTAATTAAATCCTTTGTTTATATAACTAAAACCATAAGATTTAAGAAAACACATTAATCTATACGAATAGCAATAAAAATATTTATTATTTTCCATATTCGACTTCCTTAATATAAAAAGAAGTGGTAGCAATAACCACCACTTCCTTATTTTTTTAACTAGGCAATAGTATACTTAGCAAATAACTGAGAAGTAACTAACTCAACACCTACGCGATGCTGGAACTGAATGTCAATTGTTTGGTCATGATTATCCTGCTCACTATTTTCCTTAGCACGTACATCACCTTCATAGAAAATCTTGATAAGTTGTTCATCAGGTAATACATAAAGAGTATCATCTGCGCCAGCAAAGTCATAAGTGTAAGGTACAAACGAATCTGGAATGACAATTGCATCGCATCCAATTCCAGTGTTCTTTACAACGATGCCATTTGTAGCAAGTTCATCCTTTGCAGCATTGGAAATCCAATTTGCATTTGTACCATCAGCAATCTTACTAACAGCTCTCTGAGAACCGGCGACAACAACATTTTTTCTATTTGCGGTGCGAGTAAGCCTAATAAGGTCAATAAGTGTATCCTTACTATATGTACCAGACTGTACAAACTTAGCAGGAAGATATGCCCCCATACCATTGAATACAGTTGCAATACGGTTATCCATATCAACAGCGAAGCCCTCTTTAACTTCATTCAGCATTTCAACAGTAGTTGTATACCCTTTAAGGAATCTATCTAATTCCTCATAACAGTCGATATAAGACCATTCTGTCTCAATTGCAATATCTTTTGCACGTCCAATCTTCTGACGTTCAACATCCCATGTGCCGCCAGAAAACTTAGCAGCTACAAGATAACTTTTATCCTTAACAGCGAAAGCGTTCTTCTCGCCCAAAGCACCATTACGAACTTCACAAAGTCTCTTATAAAATGGAGAAGTCTTCCATGCTTCAGGAAGAGTAGGAGATAAGAAATCCTCCCAAATTGTAAAAATCTGATTCTTATTATTTCTCCAAGACTGATAAGTGAGTTCTCCGCCTAAAATATCCAAATGTGCCTTTCTAATAGCCTCATCAGCATGTTTAGCAGCGTTTTCATTTGAGAACATTGCAACTCTATTTGTGCAAGCATCCTTCATAAGAGTGCTTACATATGATAATTCTTTATTCATATTCTAAATACTCCTTTCCAATTAGTCATTTTTAATAACACGAATCTTAACTTTAACAATGCGAGTATCAAGTGCATAACCCATGTCAGAAGTCTGTACACCAACGGAACTTCCAAAGTAAGGGAATCCGGTTTCCTCTACCATTTCTACAACACCAACAAACCTTGCGTCTGTAGGCTCAGTAGCAGAAGCAACCATTTTATATGTACCATTAGCAGACACATACTGACCTTCTGCAACTGGCGTATATTCATCAATAGGTGTAATCATATCGCTAGAAACCTTGAACTTTCTCATTGGCTTAACTTCATAAGTCCTAAACGCTTTTCCAGCTTCATTAGTATAGTTGTCCTCATTCTTTTCCTCTTCAAGTCTCTCGTCATATCCATAAACCGGATGAATAACGATATAAACCTTATCTGTGGCGGACGGAGCTTTTGCCTTATACACATCTGTATAACCAGTTGCTAAACCATCGTCAGTAACAATAGAACCATTATCAATATCTTCATCAGCTACAAAGCTAACATTCATGCAACCATATAATTTAGTTGACTCAGCAATACCATGTTTTTGGCCATATTTCAATTCCTCCTTAATTCATATATCCGTCAAGCAAGTTACCATATCTGCTTGATGTCTCATTTTTTCGTTACAGTTTTTACATTTGTTGAAGTTGGGTTATAGGAAAAATGTCTTGGTAGTATCTTTCTTATTCATAAGAATGTCACCAGTCATAAGAGTAAGTTCCTTCTCCATAACATTAATATCAACTTTTTCATAATCAACTTTTGCCTTAAAATAAATAAACTCTGGAGTTTTACCGATTTTCTTTTCAAATCGCGCCAAAGTTTCTTTAACAGCATTAATATGATTTTCTTTAGCCTTTTCGGCTTCAATTGCTTCAAACTTATCAAGTTTCTCTTTTGCTACGGCATAAGAGTTCTGAAGGTCTGAATACTTTTCTTTCATTTCGGCAAATCTGGATTCTGCATCAGCGGAAATTTCATTTACCTTTTCCTCTAACTTAGTTTCATATTTTGCCTCAATTTCCTTAGTTAATCTTTCTGCCATTTCATCATAGAATACTGACATATTTGATTTTTTCTTCATTTTCAGATTTTTCAATATAAGCAATGTTACCTTCTGTTTTTTCATTCCAATTAACAACAATATTGTTATCAACTTCTGCGTATCCAACAGAGTAAACCTTGTATCCATCCTCTCTATCAACAACGAAAATGCTATTTTCATCTGCTCCTAAAAGAGAATATTTAATACAATCATCGCCATACTTAATTTCTGAAAGAAGAGTAGTAAATTTGGTTAAATCCATCTTATTTTCTCCTTCCGTTTTTGGATTGCTATTTGTTACATTATTTTGAACAGCAGTATTAGTACCTTCTGATTCATTAAATTTTTTAATATTCATCAAGCATAGTTTGTAATTCTAACTTGAAAGAATCTAATTCATATCCTGCTCGCCTTATGTTTGATTCTTCAAAACATGGCTCCACTCCTATAGCACAGAGTGCAGAAAAAATTCATTTTATTTGGTTTAAAATAACCATTTTGTTTGTATTCACCATCTAAAAATTTGACTTCCATAGATTGAAATGTTCCGTTATCAATAATTGACTGAGCTTCTTCGTACCTTCCTGTCCAAAGAATACATTTCCTCAATCGAAGCCACGTTTTTAATTCATGACCATTAGGTAATGTCTTTTCAATCCATTCTGCATTATCAACAGCATCTTTAGTTACAAAACCAATTGGTTTTGTGGTAATAGTACAAGTTATTTTATCTCTCGTAATTTCGATTTTTTCACCGTGATCTCCGAATCTGTTTTCATCTTCAAGCCATTCTCCAACAATAGGAACTCCATACAAAGAGTAAATAGCGTCTTCAACAACTTCACGAGATATATCAGTTCTGTTACGATTTTCATCAATATACATTACATCTACATCACATAAACTAAATTCAGGGTTGAGCTTATGAATAGAAGCAGGAGATATAGATATTTTTGTACTATATTTAATAGGAACATTTATTAATTGATTTTTCTCCATACATCCTCCTTTCTCTAAAATTTGACACATTTAGACAATAAAAAAGAACCTTCCTCAAATTTTGAGTTAAGTTCTTGCATCAATTCATTCGTTTGTATAAATACGAAAACTTCTTTATTGTCAATTTTTCTTGTTATATATTTAAAACCAAGCGATAAAAGAGCATCTGCTTTGGTTTTATCCATGATAATTATTTCGCCTATATTAATCACCTCAAATCCTATTTTCTGTGGAATTTGAATCGTTACCACGTTGCGTTTCTGTTGACGGTGCTAAATTTGTATCATCATTCATAGGTCTGCCACCTTCGTCAGAGTTATCACCAGAAGTTGTATAGGATGTTTTAAGAACTTCCCATTTATCAAACATATCTTCTTTAAAGGTTTGTTCTGTAAATGAGTTACCTAGCATTTTTGCAGTATTTATTCCACTTGCTGCCAATAACACCCCTTTATTTGGTATAGAAGCTTGTGCAAGTTTTAATTGTCTATCAATATAATCATCTACATCAAAAATTAGTAGTAGGCAAAATACGACATACAAATTGATAATCATTATATATGTATCCACGAAGTTTCATTTGTAAATCAACCCATGATTCTATCATTTTATAAATTCTATATATATCAGATGAATCAACTTTCATAGATAATTTCAATTCTGATCCACTAGAAGCAGAAGATATAAGTGCTTTTGAAACACCAGCTTCTCCATAATAATTTTCAACGGCTTGTTCAACCTTATTTTTATCGTCAGTAACAGTTGACTTAGACTCAATGAGACTTGCTTTCATTGGCAATGGGACAACACCCCATGCATCAGGGATTATATTTTTTGCCATTTGTGTAAATGGAGTAATAATTTCATCTCCCATTGATATTTTTCCATCTTCTGTAGGAATCTCAAGACATAACAATTTATAAGCATCAGCTTCAGATTTTGCTTTTGCTAAATCCTTTACATCATCTATATCTAAAATTTGAGCAATAAGACTAAAAAATGGTGGATATAAATATGTAAAATCGTTGTTATACTTCAAACACAATGAACTTTCATAAGGTATCATAACTCTGTTATCAAGCGAAATTTCTTTTGACTGCTCTAATAAAGTTTTTAATTGTTCTGGGAGAGTATCATATACATTTGAATTAATCAAAGAACGATTCACCGAAAATTGATATACGGAACCATTCACAAGTCTCTCAATTTGACAATAGTCTGGTTCAAGAACAAAAATAGAAGATTCTATATCATTTTTCTGTCACAAAAGCAAAACATGCATCATCAATAAACATTCTCCTAAATATATCAGTAACACGATTATCTAACTTAAACTTATTTACTTGTGCAGTATATTTTACATAATTTTTTCTGAATGTATTTTGATTTATTGAAAATAACTTATCTTGTTTTATTTCTGTATCGATAGTCCAATTAATTACTGCCATATTTGCAAAGTAATCAATAAGTCTTTTATAATAACCACTTTTTTGCACCATATATCTGGAAAGGCGAATGATTTGAGAACCATATCGTTCAGGATATTGAATAATATTAAGAATTTGATTTCGAGTAAATCCACAAATACGATTATATTTAAATGCACCTTTATAACTAATCTCACTTAATACCAATCGTTTTAAAGATGCAAAGTTGAATGTAGGACTTTTATGCTCTAAAAAATCTTCTACATTTTTCTTATCAGCTTGATATTGTACTTGTATATCAACAGACTGTATATTTTCTTTATTTTCTGATTCTATTTAAATCGCCGCCTTTCTAATGAGAATATAATTTTGGTTTACGT